CCAAGACACTGCGCCTTCGTATCGGTCTGCTAACCAAGACGGTGCAGCGCAAGTTTTTCTATGCCCGCATCCTAGAATATGGGCGCAAGGCGCAGACGGTCACGGTAAAGCGGCAGCGGCCAGTATCCGGCGGCACGGCGCAATACATCATTCGCGTAAAGGCCATCAGCGGCAACCGCTACGATTTCGTTAGATGCCGAGCGGTGCAGTTTATGCAGCGCACCCTTGGCGACGATCTGCGGGGCATCTTGGCCAAAGCGATCAAGCGGCTTTCCGCAGGGGGCTGATTACATGGCAAACGATCCAACAGCCGCAATCGCTGCGGCGGTTTTCGCGCGCCTGGCCGGCATCACATACACAGAGGGCGGCGTGACGCTTGCGGTGCCGGTTTACCAGCGTGCGCCCGATGAAGTGCTGCCGGCAATTGTGGTGGTCGATGGCGTGGATTTGCAGCCCAGCGAGAGCAAAGACGCCACCCCGCGCCGCGCCAGTGTGAGCATCGTTACGATCTACCGAGGCCGCAGCAAGCCCAGCGCGCAGGCCATTGTGGGCAGCGTGTTCAACCTTCTGGAAGGCCACAAGCTGACAGTTGCCGGGTTTTCCGTCTCCGAGTGCAGGCTGCAAGCAAGCGGCGTGGGTGAAGAAGTGACCGACGCCAACCTTGTGCATGTTGGCCGGCAAACCTTTGATCTGATAATTCTTTAAGGAGCGGCACACATGGCCAAGCTGTCATCTAACGATTACCGCGTTTTCATCGACACTGCGTCTGTGTTCAGCGCCGTTGCTGGCCAGATCAGCACCACTGTGGATCGCGGCGAGACTTCGTTCAGCGCCATCGACAAGGCGTCTGTCGTTGAAGTGACGGGCCGTGCAATGCGTAACTACAGCGTTGCGCTGGAATACCGCCCCGATCTGCCTGACACTGCGGGCCATACGCGCCTTGAAACCGTTTACGCCAGCGGCGCGGCCATTGGCGTTCAAGTCCGCAAGTCACCTTTTGCCGTAGGTGACGTGGTGTTTGCCTGCTCCATGCGGGTGGCAAGCATGAACACCGGCAGCCCACTGAACGATGTCAACACGATCAACGCGGTATTCACCCCGGTCGCCGCCCCCACCACTGACACGCTGGCATAAGGAGCCTCTGCGATGGCCAAACTTTCATCAAACGATTACCGCGTCCGCGTTGACAGCGCTACGCCTGGCACATTTGCCGAGGTTGCCGGCCAGATCAGCGTTACGCTGGATCGCGGCGAAACCTCATTCAGCACAATCGACAAGACCTCTCTGGTCGAAACCACCGGGCGCGCGATGCGCAACTACAGCCTCTCGCTGGAATATCGCCCCGATTTGCCTGATGCGGCAGGCCACACGCGCCTCGAAACGATCTTCGCCAGCGGTGCGGCTACGGTCATTCAGGTGGTCAAGACCGGCACGCCTACGGTGGTTTTTGCCTGCTCCATGCGCGTTGCGTCGATGAACACCGGCAGCCCGCTGAATGACGTGAACACCGTCAATGTTGCGTTCACGCCTGTCGCTGCGCCGTCCACCGATGTGCTGGTCTAATCAGTGATTAATAAGCTGGGCCGCGCGCCTTCAGGCTATGCCGATGCGGTGTTGGATCGCATCGGCACCACCCCGCGCGATGCACTGACCGGCCCGCTGCCGCCAGGCTTTGGTGTCATGGCCGCAATTGCTGCGCCGTTGCTTCGTCACAAAGCCACCGTTCCTGAACTGGCCAGCGCAATGGCAGCAGAGGCGGGCGAATGGTCGTGGCGCGCGGCGCTGCTTGATGCAATCGCAACCAACGAAACGGTGACTAATGAGTGAAGCCAACACACGCGGCGAGGTCACGATTGATCTGGACGCCCGCTATGCAATGCGCCCATCCTTTGAGGCAATCGAAGCCATTGAAGAGCAGACCGGCAAAAGCGTCTTGGCACTCCTGGTCGCCAGTGAGCGCGGCAATCTGCTCTCAAAAGAAGTCTACGTAATTGTTTGCGAGTTCATTAAGGCATGGGCCAAGGAGCGCATCGCATCGGGTGAAAATACGCCAGAAACGCGAAACGCTGCCGGCTCTAACGTCGGGCGCATCGGCGATCTTGTCTACAAGTCTGGGCTTCTCAACGCCCAGCTTCGTTTGCGGATTGTGCTTGGCGCTGCCGTTACGGGCGGCACAATCCCCACGGGGGAGGACGAGGCGACGGCGACAGAGACGGAGACACCCGCCGTCGCCTGATGGGCCTCTGGGTGGCGTTGTTTCATCGCCCTGCCCACGAGTTTTGGCGCTCTACCCCCCACGAAGTTTGGGCCGCTCTTGAAGCGCACCGCGAGATCAACACGCCTGAGAGGTGACGCATGGCCGAAGATGTTCAGCGGCTGATGCTGCAAATCGACGCCAGCGCCACGCTGCTGCGTCAAGAGTTGGCCCAGGCCGCGCGCAATATCGACGGGTTTGCTTCGAATGCTGAGAGCAAGCTAGGCCGCGTCGATCAATCTTTTACGAAAATGTCAAACGTGGCCGGTGCGGCCATGAAGGGGTTTGGCGCGCTGGGTGGCATTCTTGCCGGCGTGTCATTTGTCGAACTAGCGCGGGGCGCGTTGCAGTTTGCCGACGATCTTGACGCTGCCTCTACGCAGGCAGGCATTGCAATCGAACGCTATCAAACGCTGAAAGAGGGCTTGCGCTCTCTTGAAGTGGGCGGTGAGCAGGCCGACAAGATTTTCAGCAAGCTATACGCAACGCTTGGCGATGTGCAGGCCGGCACTGCGGGCAAAGGTATCACCGAAGCTCTCGACCGCATGGGTATTACGGCCAAGATAGCAAACGGCGAAATTGACACGACCGATGAGCTGCTTGACGCCATCGCTGCGGCTGCTTCACGTTACACCACTGAGGCGCAATATGTGGCCGACGTGACTGCGCTTGTCGGGCAGAAGATGGGGCCGCAACTTGCGGCTGCGCTGAAAGACGGTGGCGCTGCCTTGCATACGCAGGAACAGGCGTTCCGCGATGCGGGCGCGGTCATCACTGATGAATATATTGCCAAACTTGCAAAAGCCAACGAGGCGATTGACGGTTTTACAACTCGCACCAAATCGACGTTCACGATCTACGCGGCAGAAGTCATTGGCATTTTTCAGCGCCTTGGTGTGGTGATTGATAACGTCACCGGACGCATAGACACCAGCACACGCAGCGGCCTGATCACCAAAGGCATGATGCTCCGGCAAGAGATTGACGATCTACAAAGCGGCAAAGGCAATTTTGGTATTCCGGCAGTTGGTGAGGCATCGCGCAAGCAGGCTGAACTTGATGACGTGAACAAGCAGCTTCGTGCGCAGGAAGTCCGCAATCCTGGCTTGACTGATCCGATGACCCGACTGTTTCCAATGGGTGGCAGTTGGTACGGCAACACTCCCAAAGCTTCGCCCAAGTCCACCAAAAAGAGCGCAGCCAAAGCCGCCAAGCGTCCTGAAGACGATCCTTTTGCCACCCGCGCCCGTCGCGGCGACTTTGACGTTCCTATCAGTGATCCCGTTGAGGCCTTCTTGCAGGCACAAATGCCGATCGCACAAATTAAGACCGACATGGCCGACATCGAAACGTCGGTGCTTGGCATTAGCTCAGTGAAGTTGATCAGCGCAGAGTCGGTGGCATTGGCCGATCAGTTTGCCGAAAACCTTTCTAGCGGACTTTCGCAAGCAATTATCAACGGCCAGAGCCTTGGTTCCGCGCTCGTGAACAGCATTAAAGCCGCTGCTGCGGAATTGGTTGCGTCTGGGCTGCTCAATCTGCTGTCAGGTGGAAAGCGTGGCACCAGCTTTGGCGAAGCTCTGGGCGGGATTGCCAGCCTCTTTGGCGGTTTCCGCGAGACGGGCGGCAGCGTGATGCCGGGCAAGGCGTATGTGGTCGGCGAAAAGCGCCCCGAATTGTTTATGCCATCGACCGCCGGTTACATTATGCCGCGTGTGCCGAGCGGGCAGGGCGGCAGCAGCGGGCAGCAGTCGGTCAACGTGACGGTCAACCCGTCGCCGCTGTTTATCACGACGGTGGCGCAAGGCG